ATAATAAGACCAAATCGGGTAATTTCGTGATCCAAATCGATACCACTCGAAGATACTCCCATTGAGAAGAAGTTTCCGTATTGGAATGGGAAGTACACCCTAAACATAAAGTGTCGACGCCCATCTGAATCGGGATCAGAAAACGTTGCAGCAAGAGGGTCAATTGCAAGAGGACTACCACCTAATGATGCTTGAAGAACTGTTCCATCTTTAAACGCCTCCTCTGATGAATCAAAATTAAAGTTAAGGAAGGCCCCAGTTGAGAAGTCCTTCCAACCTTTAATAGTGAACTGTGTACCTCCTCGAATATATCCCTCAACAATGAGTCCAGACATGGCCTGAAGGTTTGACTTTGAGGCAGTAAGGTTCATGAAGTGTGTACGAGCATCAAAGGCGATTGGATATTTCGTCGTACCCTCAACGTCAGAGTGCTCATAGAACAACTGATATACGTTTGAATCAATTGATGACCCAAAGTAGTACTTGCCCCCAAATTCCTCCAGGTCATTTGCAGCAATGTCCCAGATACCCTCAAATGAATCATCATCACGGTTGTACACAAGAAGAGCATCATTTGCAGTAGCAGTAGGACTTGATTTGATAGGGAAATATATTTTATTAGCAACTTCAATTCCTCGACCAACATCGTCAAGGCCAGCTGCATCAAGATATCGCTTAATCTTATTTCCAATATTAAGAGTCTCAGGACGGATGTCCTTTGTTTTTACACGCCCAATTGATGTAAGGGCATTTCCTCCTGTAAAGAAGTAGAGGTCATCACGTCCGATTGTAACTTTCCCAATAGAGCCAATCCCTGACTTTAGGGGGTCACGCACTGCGAGATCGTTTGCATCCTGCGAATACTTAACAGATTCGATGTAGTACTTCTTAAGAATGTACGCAGCATCTTCTTGCGTTTTAACGTCAGTGATATCTCCTCCTCCATAAGGAGTTCCAATAAGATCTCCTTCTCCTGCTACTCGTGTTGCTGCGAATGAGAAATCAAAAGGATCATTAATCTTTGAGACAAAGTAGCTCCCCGCTGAAGAGTAACCTTGTAAAGCTCCACCAGAATCACGCGCGAGAGCAGAACGCACATTACCCACCACTGTTCGCCCAAGATAATTCGCGAGTCTATTTCCTCGAGGAGCAGCTGGATACTCTGTAGGAACAAGTGTCACAGGAGTATTATCTGCAGCTGCATGTGCTGAAGAAACAGTAAAGGTTGTTGAAGTTGGAATTGCGCTATATGCAATAGTTGTACCCCCATAAATAATCGTTCCACTAGCAGGAAATGCCAGTTTACGAATTTCAAAAGTAGGAGTACCCGTAAGCCCTGCTATTGCATCAAAAGTTATCTGACTTGAAGTGTTAGCAGTGATCTTTGATATCTTCCCAATAGAGGACCCATCTGTAATGAGGACATAAAAGTTAATCCACATGCTTGCCGCCCATGGCGTTCCAGAGACATCAAGAGTAGTGGTAGAAGAAGACGCAGCGGTTTTAGACTCATAAACATCAACAACAAGTGTTGAGTCAACAGTTACAGCTGTCTCAGCCCCACTGAGAGCCCCGTTAAGCAACGTAACTGCTCCAGTCCACCCAAAGTATGGCTCATGCCTATTACATCCAGCTACGAAGTCCTCATTGCTTGTATTTACCAAAGAGGTTACAAACCCAAATTCTTTATTTAAAGTGAAGCTATCCTTCAAACGAAACCATCCAGCTGTTGCATTGTTTTTTGAATAAACCTCAAGTTCATCATCATAAGGCTTTATTAAAAGTTCGTCCTGGCCAAATGACTTACGAAAATTATAGAGTCCTTTTACAGGAGCTCCATTAGTGTTTTTTGTACCAAGGAGAAGTGTTCCTGGTCGTGGTGCAAGTCCTCCACGATCAGTTACTTGAGCATTCTTCATTACACGAAGAGATCCTACAGGAGATTTTGTAGTATCTTCAAGAGCATAAAACCCTTTCCCAAAGTTTTCTATATCAACGACATTGTCTTTCATATGCGTTAATTATAATTATAGTAACTACTAATCACTGTTTTTACTTCGCTTGGAGACTTTGCTTGATAATTTGTTCGCGCAAGTTTATATGCGTCTGAGAGTCGTTTGATTTGAGAGTCAGGAAGGTCGGCCTCCCCTGCGGCAAGCACACGGGCTTTTTTTACAATTAGATCAAACTCATCAGTATCGGCAACAATAAGATCACTGTCATCTGTTGAGTTTTCAATATAAGCTCCCGCAGATGTTTGCCAACCGAACTTTGAGTAGTACGCAACGTCATAGTACTTTCCTTTCTTCGCAGTAAGCCAGTTAAAGGCATAGTCAGCTTCTGTAACCTTGCTCGCATCCTTCGTCATGTACAAAGCTGCATAGTTTATGTTATTTGCATCAGGACTTAACACAGTTTGTGAAGGTGAGGCCAGATCAAATCTTAGAAGATTCTGTCCTGCTACGAAAGCCGTTCCGTCATTTCGAACTGTAACAGTAAATTCATAATAATTACTTGAATCAGTTCCAAGATGTAAAATGTAATTCGTGATATTTGTTGGATCAGTTATTCGTGCGTAAGTGAACACAGAAGCTACGTGCAAAATAAACTCTGACAAGTCTATTGAGTCAAGATCCGATGTTTGTATTCCAGCAGTTGTACCTCCTGCTGCACTTATTGAAAACTCAACAGACCCAGAACCTTTCACGTATCGGTCAGAGTCAGTGGCAACATTTGTGGCATCTCCAAACGCAGTCCACGTTTGTCCGTTTGCTGAAATGCTTGTAATTGGATTTATAGAAACCTCACTATCCGAAACGTCAGAATTAATAAGAAGTACCCGCACTCCATTGAAATCATTTATAGAAATATCTCCCCTCCGTGGATTACGTAAAAATTGTTCAGAAGGGACAAACTCAAATTCTCCATCTTCTCGTGCTGCCTGCGGAGGAATATCAATGATGCTATATGCCTGCAAATCACTCGGGCATGCGTACTCAAAAATACCATTAAAAAGATTTGGTGTTAGTACTGCTTTTCTCCTCCGAGACCTAAGATCAATCTCAGTACCAACCTCACGCATTGCCTCATTACACAAATCGTCAGCACTAATAAGTAGCCCAGATTTACCCTGTATTTGAGCGTTGAAACGTGTCTTTAGGTTTGCACGAGTATAGATGAATGACATACTTTATATCTTAGCACAAGCTTCGCCATTCTCTACTGCTTTATCCCTCAACCCTTCAAAAAGATCTTCTTTATGTAGAGCTCCTTTTGCTTCTGCTTGTCGATAGAAAGCCTCGTAATATTCTGCGTCGGTTACTACAGATGCATTAAGTCTAGGAATCTCTCCAATACGCACCTGTGCAAAAACATACTGTTCTAATACCTGTCCTTTTTGATCAAAAATCAAAGCCTTCTCTTCAAGAGCAATAGTTTTCTCTTGTACGGCAAGATCCACTTGCTCTTGCATGACGGCAACAGTGCTTCCACTTGCAAGTATTACTCCTGTTATAACTCCTGCTGTTACCTTTGTTGTTTCTTCATCCATATTATTTTCTTGAGCTACCGTTTCTAATAAGAGCTTCTATAACCGCTTGTACTTTTTGCAATACAAAGTTTACTGCATCCCATTCAGGCACATGCTTCCTCATACGAATGGCATGAAGATTACCAAGTATTGAATACAGTTCTGAGAATATCAAAAGACCCAACACTGATTGTGCAAGGAATGTGAGGTCTACTCCTGCTCCTTTTCCAGCCCATGCCACAAGAAGTGGCACAAGAATAATAATACCCTTAGAGCTAACACCTGCGGCAAGCCTGAATGACCTGAAAGACCTACAACCGTCTATAACCATAGACTTCACAATGCCTACCAAGGTATCCACAACCATGAACACTGCCAGCACAACAAAGCTCTCAAGTGAGAGTCCTATTAAGATAGCTGGTATGAATCCCAGGTGTTTCAGTATTGTTATTTCTAGTGGTTGTTCTAGTGTCATACTACTTTCGCCAACACGCCTTACCAGTAATCACCTGCCCTGCTTCGAGCATCTTTACCTTACTCTCAAGAGCATCAAGCCTTCGTAGAATCTCGTCATCACGATTTGCAAGCTCCTGAATTGCCTGCACTATCATCCAAAGGTTAGGAAGCTCCACACTGAGGAATCCTCCTTGCTCTGAAACAATCTCAGGGTGTACCTGCTGTACCTCCTGTGCGATAACTCCCACACGCCTATCCCCTGAAGCAATAACTTCATAGTCTCGGATAGTAATATCCTTAAACCACGCTAGAGCAGAGTCTGCGTTCTTTATATCAGTCTTGAGCCTGGCATCAGAGCTACACGTTACGGTTACACCTCCTGACTCTGGATTGTAGAGACAGTTTCCATCGGTGTCGTAGAGCTGGAAGATGTTGCCATCTATAGAATCTTCCACTGCAAGCTGCACTGTTGGCGTTGAAGTACCAATACCTACGTTTCCTGAAGCATCAA